TCTGATGCAGTGCTGGCGGCATTCCTGAATACATGGCGCTGTCAATATCCCAAACCAGTTCATTAGGAAAAACGCGCTCCGTAAAAAGATCCTGGCCATCACGCCCTACCTTTAGGGCCGCAATGTCAAAGATGCAGCTGTCCATAAATACATTCGGCATAAGCCGAAAAAGATTGGTCTGATGAAAAACCCCTTCCATCATATCGCCTAGCAGCCTGGCCTTTTGGCGCAACTTGTAATCACCGCGCTTGGTAAGGTACATCGGGCGCGGCTTCGACTTGCCGATCCGCGAGGTGAGCGTGTCCACCATGTTGCCGATTACATTCAGCCGCATCCTAAAATCTTCAGCTCTGAGATTCATGGCGCGGGCCTCTGGATTAAACCGATCTAGGGCTTCGTAATCTCTTTGCGTGTACATGCGGAGCATATCGAGATTCATGGTGAATCGGCCATAATGATCTTCCTTCAGCTTGTAAATAATATCAGCAACCGCGCTGCCAAGTTCGTTTTCCTCTTTTTGCCACCAGAAACTCATATCGCTCTCCTGTTCAAGTATTCATCTTGCAGCTGCTGATCGTTTAATTGTGGCGGCTGCTCCATCATTGCAGATACATCTGGATGCAGATCCACCTCGATACCCATGCCCTTAAATCGGGCCACGCGGTTGTCACCAAGGAACCTCACCAGTTCCTTCACCTCATCAAGTTTTTTAGTTAGCATAATTTTCCATAATAGGGCGAGCAGCTGCTCGGTTTATTGGGGTGCGGTCCTGTTCCTGGTTCATCATCATGGCGGCGGGCGGCACTACGGCCATGTACGGCAATCCTTTTTCTGCTGCTGATTTTAGTTTTTCGGAAAGGTTCAGGGTCCAAACTTTTTCTTGTATAGGCTTACCCATTCCATATTTGACTTGAGCATCTGGCACGTTTTCCTGGCCTGGCAGTTTCACCATCGGCGCTTCCTCTACTGTCAAATCCCCAACCCCTACCTTAGCGTCATATTTCTTGCCTAGTTTCTGCGCCGCGTTTTTCAGCACTTTGTCGTATGCGATCATTAAGAAATGTCGCGGATCCTTTGGCAGTTTTAAATCGTCAACGGGAACCTCTAAATATTCGTATGATTGGCCGCTTATATTTATATTAATTTGCGGGTTTTCAACCGCATCCATATCCTTCACAACTTTTTCAGCCGTGCGCTCTCCAAGATAATCGTCAAGCTGCTTGCGTGTAATATCGCCAGAATCAAAATTTTCATCGTTTGAGCCTCTTCCTAAAACTCGAAACGTGTCAGATTCTTTATCAATAAAATCTGGTCCTGTTTTGCGTTGCACTGATAACTGTTGAATACCCTCGACCAGCTGATTGTAACGCTTCATCTGCTGCTCGCCCGTGGTCCAGGCAATCTTTTCAAATCCGTTTTCTGACGCCCAGAGGATCATGCGCTTAAGGCCCAGCTCCATGTAATCTTTGGTATCCATAATGAACGGGCCGCGGTCCAATGATTTGGCAGATTTTTCTCTAATAAAATATTTAGTGTTATCAATGGCTTCCTGTTTTGTCATGCCAAAAAATGTTTCCCGATCTGCAATTTTTTCAGGCGGATCCACCTGGTACATCACTTTATCTTCAGGAATGTTTGGCTCTTTAACAGGTTTACCATTAACTCGATAAATCCTCTGAATTTTTGTGCCTTGTGGTAAGTCAATAGACGCAAGGCGTTCCGTTTCTATTTGGTTATCTATATCAGTGCCGCGTGCAATTAAATCATCATATTGGTTTTGTTGGTTTTGTGTAAAAGCAGCATATTCGCGCAACTCTTCTATTTGCTTTTGATTTTCCTGAAGTTCCAGCTCAAGAGCTTTAATTTTCTCATTTGTTTCAACAAACCCTTTAGGCCGAAAACCCTCTTTCTGGCCACGTTTTGCAATATCACTCTGGATTTCTTCGATCACCAGGATGCGCTCGCCAGCTGAATCTCTGCGCTCGCTGAATCGGATATGCAGCAGCGGATTCGGTTTGTCGGTATAGTTGTGGGATCCCATCCAAATAGATTCAGTACCTTTTTCTATTTCAAAAAATTTATTAAATGCTTCGATTGCCTCTGCTTCTGTATCGTATGAGGTTCTGTCAACAATAGAACCATCCTCATCTACAATGGTAAATTTGCCGGATCCTGTTGGAACCTCTTTTACACTAAACCCTTTAGGCATCGATGGCTCGCCTGGCTTATCCCAATAAAGCACCAGCTCGCGATATTCGTCCCGCTGACCTGGTAGGCTTAGGTCGGCTTGTGGATATTTAACAGGGCCAAATGCTTTTTCATCACCTTCAATATTTAATGCTTCTCTTAATTGTTCTTGTGACATTGTGCGGGCGTCACTTTCCGCAGCAAATTCAATTTCCTGGTCGGCCCTATTTTGATTTCGGAAAAAACTTATATCGCCGCCAGTGTTCCGCATAAATTCACCATTTTCATCTACAACTACATGAAAATCGCGCACCGCATTTTCTATGACTTCCCGCGCTTTTTGCTCTTCTGACAATATTATTGGCAGCTTAGTTTCAAGGTCCATTGGTGACATTGTTAATTCTGACGTTAAGGTATATCCATCCCGCCAATCTTGTACTAATCCTTTTACCTCTCTTGTAATGTCATCCTCAAATTCTGGCAGATCGCCAATTCTTAACGTGTCGGATCTGCTGGTCATTTCCTCAATGTATTTCATAACCATAACATCTTCATCCATGCCACCATAAACGACTTCCTCAATCTTCAGCTGGTTTTGCGTGGTCATATACTCTTCCAGATCCGCACGGCTGACCTGGCCTTTCTGCTGCTTCAGCCATTCGCCCAGGCCGGAAAATTCCAGCTCATCATCTTTAACGCCGTTGCCTTTCAGAAATTTCAGCCATTGCTCTTTCGGCAGCTGCTCTCTGTTGCTTTCCATGATCACGCGCAGCGCGGGGCTGGTAAAACCTACGTCTGATTTTGGTACATTGATGGCGGCAGCTGCTGGAACGGAAGGGACTTGATCGCGGGGATAATAGAATGCCAGATCCTCAGGATCGCGGTCATACGCGCCACCATAATCCTTCATGGCGGTTGGTATACGATCCTCGTAACCTAGTTCATTATCTAAAAATCTTTGAGCATCTTTGCGGGATTCAAAATCTATATCAGAAATTTCAGACGGGCCGCCTTTTATCTTAAAAAAACCGTTATCTGTTTCATAAATTTCAAAATCCTTACGAAAATTTGACAAAGCCGTAGCTCTTTCAAAACGACTTTGCACCGCCCTGGCTTCCGCTTCACCCGCGAGCCTATAATACAGCTCGGTACTGTAATCAAACGGGTTGTCGCGCTTCAGTCTTTCCAGCCGCTTTGTTGCATCTTCTACTTTGTTTAATACTTTTTGCTCACCAAGGTATTGATCTGCTTCTCTACTGAGCCGCTTGATTGCGTTTTTTAAAACATTTTCAGGAATTGCTGCATAATTTGGGTGCGTTAGTTCGTCAGGGTTGGCTAATGCTCTGTTGCCCATTTTTCGCTGATTATAAAACTCAATAGTCCCAACATTTTTAGGATGAAAATCATCTCTTTTTATGTTTGATAAATCGACTTTGCCGCGCCTTTCTTCATATCTCTTAACCTCAGATAAAGCATCTGCATAGACGTTGTAAAATCCATCTGGATGTTCCTCACGTTTGATGATGTTATCGATCACCTTGGCCTGGTATAGCTCCGCCTTACGCCGTAGATAAGCGCCATATTTTGGAATGTTTCGCCGATTAGGTGGCGGCCCTAACCAATCTCTTTCCCCTGCCGTTATTTCATAATTTAAACTGCTGTTATTGATGAGCCGTGCCGACCTGGTTGGATTGTCGCTGTTGATATAACGCTGCAAAAATTGCAAATATAAGATTTTGTCGAGTGCTGCGATCTGGGCAATTTTGTAGTTTCTTAATCCTACATCTTGCCGAATTTGCGATAGTGATTTACCCGTTTGCTCTGCCAGCTGCTTGATTGCTATTTCAGTCTGCAATTCTGCTGCTGCTGGACTTCCGCCACGCGGTAAATTCTCAATATCCTGGACTGCATGTTGCAGCTCATGGGTCAACGTGGATTTTACGGAAAACGGGATGTCCGGCTGGCCGCCCGCTTCAAGTGCTTGCAGCCTTTCCATCATGCCAGCCAGGGCTTTTTCATTTGCAGTTACATCTTTGAGAAGGGCTTTATATTCGTCAGAAGTTGAATCCAGAATATTATTCAGCTCATCCTGCTGGCCTTTAAGTAAACTTTCACGCCGAGGTATTAAATCTTTTAATCTTTTTATTTCATTGTCCCGTGTCGGCGCCATTAGCATAATCACGGGCCTGGTCCCGTCTGTTCCATCCGGCAACGGTACGGTTTCACCCCGACCTTGCTGGTATCCTGCTGCCATTCCACCAAATCCGCCCCCCCTATACTCACCTTCAGGATCGACCTTGATGTAATATTCTTTCAGCTCTGGGTAGGCTTCAAACAGCTCTGGATGTTCTACAACATCAGTGATCGGTGCATAGCGGACACGCTTTAATCTTTCGACATCGCCAGGCGCTCCGATCAACAGCTCTTGCTGCATAATTTCCTCAAAGGATTTAAGAGCTTCTGGCTTAAATTTTATGTCCGTGTCATCGATCTCAAAACGCCAATCACCTTCTGGACCCTTCCAAAATCCTGTTTCTTCGTAAATTCTATATTTCCCATCGCCCGCTTTTTCCATTTCCAGGGCGCGGTCATAGCTCAGTTTCGGCAGATTCCTGGCACGCTTTCCGGCAAAGATTCCCGTTGCCACGGCTGAAGCAGCAGCACCAAGATCCGCAAGATTGAATCCCTTCACGGCAGCAGCTGCGCCTTTTGATAGTGCAGTAACGGGCGCACCTGGTCCGACTACATCACCGGCAATCTGCTCCGCTGGTGAAATACCCATACGCTGACCTAAATCTGCTGAGGTATATTTATATTCCAGCCCTTTCCCGTCTTTCGGCGGCATTTCGCCCTTGGTCATTCCCGCGGCAAACGGGCGCATCGATTTTGTTTTGATTGATGCAGATGGACTGACCAGCGGCGGCGTCAAAAGCTCGGCAATGTCCATTTTTAAACCCGCAGCACCCGCAAGTCGGCCCAGAGCAATGTTTTTCATCCCCTCTTGAGCAATTTGCGCCCTCTCTTCTATTTCCCTACGCCTCTGGCGGCGCAAATTTTCCCAATATCCAGAGGATGCAGCTGCTTGATTGGGTTTTTTCGCCATTATCTGGAT